GGCCAAAGGCCTTAAACTACAAAAATACAAATTGTTTATCGTAAGAATTAAAGAACTCTGGTGCGAGATGAAACCCACTTGCGTGGGAGGTGACGGCCCGTCCGTCCTGGCGAATATAATTCTGTCCCAGTTTACCTTTTAGGGTGAATTTGTTAGATTTCAAACTAATACCACTTACGCCGGAGTGGGTACGACACTGTAAATGAACAGCGTTGGAACGTTCACAAAATAGTGAAAACTAAAATCAGTTCCAATACCTACATACGTTTTGAGATGAGACTGCGAATCGCCCGCAGATGCCGGGGTGAGGTAAGTTGCATAAAGCGACAAACCGTCCTGGATCGAGCCATCCTCAATCACACCTTGATTGGCGTTGCGAGGCACCGTGTAATGGTACTTGTGACCTGAGAACATAGGGCAAGCTACGTTCATTCCGGTGTTGGTGTTGCAATTGGTAATTGCTTGACCAGTGGTGCCAGCGTTCTGAATACTAATCATATTGGCGCTAACTGCAGATTGTGCAGAAGCATTATATGTAGAAGTAGCATACGCATATGGCGTGGTGTGGAGATTATTTTTAGACACTCTAATTTCCGAAGCGAGTGTGCCCTGTTGCTCAATCATATTGTATGTCCAATTGATAGAGCCTCTATACATAAGATATGCATTAGAAAGGTATGAAAGCATAGTGTAATGACAATAATTGTATGCAAAAACCCCAGCACCAACAATAGCATTGGCCCTTTCGGGGCCAATATTGAGGTATCCAGGAGATACTGGCATAGGATTAAAGTCAAGAACTTGCAAATGCAGAGCAGGATAAGCGACATTAGCCTTTTTAAAAGCCTTAGTGCTATGGTATTCATATCGACGTAGTAATTGTCGAAATGAGCGGATATTTTCACCGAAATAAATGGCGTACTGATTATCCGGATCAGCACACACCGAGCCTAGTGTCATACTAAGTTCTTCGGTCTTTTCAGAGTAAATTTCTGACTGGGGTTCATAAGGACTGATCACAACCCCCTCCGCAATAACTGTGGTGGGGTTGGCAAATTCCAAATTCTCCGCACCTCGTACAGACACCAAGATATTAATGTCCGATGAGGCAACGGGTGCAGTCAAAATGTTAAGAACTCTGACGGTAATGACACCGTTATCGTAGTTTCCATCCAGAGGATACGCACCAAATGCCGTGTTAGCAGCCCAGCCTTTGTTAGCTGCTCCAAGGAGATTCCTGTTATAGAGAAACTGAAAACCCTGCTGGTATGGTACGCGGAACTCCACTTCATTCACCTCGCCAATATCAATAATGGCGGTTTGAACAATATTGGAGGATTCCACGATTGAGGACAAGTCCTGCCCAGTGTATGCTGATGGATCGTAGCTAATACGCAAACGACCCTTGTGGAATTGGGAGGCAACAACTCGGAACTTGAAGATAATATCTCCACGCCAGTTGTTAAATAAATTGGCAGCATAACACATGGGAGTCATGTACAGTTTCGCATCAGTGGCTCCATCATTATCATACAACTTCGGGTTAATTCGACTATAAAATAGCAAATCATCCGTAGCTGCAGATGTGGACCACAACAAAGTCGTCAAATACGACTCACGCGATGTCAGCGAACAAATCATCATATCGTCGCTCCCGTCAGCCATCCCCACGATGCGGGGATCTACACTAAGTTCATTCTTAGGATCTAAAGTCAATTTCTCGACCGGGAAACCAATTTCACTTGATGCTAGCTTTGGGAAAGCTTCGGGTCTCTGCGGAACAGTGTCCGCGATCACTGGTACATTCGTGAACCCAAATAGCGAAGCAATTGCCGAAACGGCAGACGCTCCAATACGTGTGGCGGTAGCAAATACACCGATGACTGGTATGCGTTCGAAATACGAAGCAGCTTTAGCAACGTATGAGGCAGGGCGTGAAATACACCCCTCCCCATATTCATCGCTTTGCGCTTCATAAATCTCGCTTTGTGCAGCATATGCAACAGTAGCTCCGGAGAGCTCGACTTCAGTGAGCCACGCGTACGTGACTACCGAGATACCTGCTGCTGGTACACCATTTGCGCTTCTCAACATGGCATAAATCATATAATGCAACTGCCCCATATCCGTGAAAGATTGGAGCTGTGCAGTTTTGATCATGTTACCACTAAATATGAAAGGTAGGATCATTTCTCCTGCCTCTCCACTCTGTGGGTCGAGGAACAATCGGGGCCTTTGTGAATAAGGAATGAGATATCTTGTACCTGCATCGTTAACAATGGTGCTAGGTTTGTCATTCTGCCGAGGCAGATATGAGACCTGAGTTAATCCATAGTAAAACGGTGAAGCATTGATCACAATCTTAACATGCAAATTACCACGCAAAAATGCATAGTTGTTGAGCTTGTTTTTCACATAAGGATTTGTAGCCCAAAGGGACCACGGTGTCAGTACCGATTTGATACCAACAGGATCAGCCTCAGTCCACGTGAATGAACCGATTTTGACGGGGCGAGACAGAAATTTTGTAATCTCCGTATCATTGGTTGCATCCCCCAATGAAGGGAGATTTGGGACAACACCGACAGTAAGTCCACTATTTTCATCCACAAAGTGGGTGACCTCTAGTTCTTCAGATTGAATAACATACGAGAAATAGCTTTCACTGTCAGTGTCCTTCGCAACTGGCGAAGGTTCAGCCACCAGTTCTAGTACTGGTGAGCAACATTCTGCTTTTGATCGGAAGCAGCTGCCTGTAAAACATGTGCCGATAAATTTCAGCGATCAGGGCTAATCAAGCCACAGACCGCGATGTTTACGAGTTATCTCTCGGATTTAGTAGGTTTTCTCCCTGAGAATCTAAGTTACGCACGCGTGATATAAATCCTCTATTGTTGTTTACGAGTTAACTCTCGGATTTGGTGGGTTTACTCCTATGGCAGAAATTTAACCTTCCTGAATTGCCAATTCAGGGGTTTTGGGGTAGGGATCAGAGTGCGCACGCGCATTCTCCAGATCACCAAACCTCGCCCAAAATGCGTAGACCATGTCTCCGTACTTGGGAAAGGTGCTGTCCTCAACGTAATTGGTGAGGTCACAGTCTTTGATGAGTTTCTCGAAGAACAGCACGCGTTCATCGAATTTCTCCTTCCCGTAGTAAAAATACTCACGAAGAGCGGTTTCTACCACACACACATCGTGTGCGCGCGGGGAAATGACCTTGCGATCAACAAAATTTGTCAACATCTTGTCGATGGATTCATGATCGAGCGGAGCAACAATGCTACCAATGTCCTTATCAAACACAAATTTGCGCTTCAAAAATGAAGCGTCATTAATGTGGATGTAGGGAACGCTCACTGCTTCCTTTTCTGCCATGGTATACTCCACACCAATCAGTGACATCGCCGTGGCAATGCGTGTGTGGTGAAAGTTGGGGCAGTCATCAGAAACCCCCATGATGTTGTCATCACCATAGGTCGCAAGATTGACGTGTTGCTTGAACTCTGATAGTGGCTTGTTCGCACACAATCGGAATGCATATCGCATGTACAGACAGTTGACTATACAATTGATCACGACAGTGAGGGGGTGTCCTGAGGGGTTACATTGGAATTCCATCAAATCACCATTGAAGTCAATTGCCGGAAAAGCAACATCCTGGGCGATGCAACGGATATACATCAGATCCCCTTCAGACCATCCAGCAGCGCGAGACATCTGTACCAGCACATCGAATGCAGCCAAAATGAATGGTGCAGTCATGCGCTTGTCAAATTTGCCATAATCGCCTGCGACAATCTTGTGGGGACCAAACTTGGTGAGATAACCGTGTAGTTGATCCCATTCACGGGACTGCGCAACAACACCAGGCATGGATTCGAAAACGTATGGGTTGTTCTGCATCAAGCGAATGTGCGAGAGCAGGTAGCGGCGTACCACCACAGACCATCCGAATTCTCCTCCCGTGAAGACACGTGTCTTGCCAGCAAGGATTTTCTTTGTCTTTGTAGCTTCATCCTTGAGATGGCCACAGAATACTGGGTGGTATCTCTGGCCATTAGCATAGCACGCTTCCACATCACGAATGCGATCAGCAATGATTGGATCCAAATGGGCGACGTGGTTGTTTTCGTCAAAAGTGATGAATTCCTTCTTTCCACACTTGAATGGGTTGCCTGCACTGGTATTGAAGTTGAGCTTATTGACAAAGCTCACACCTTCAGCCCCATTGAGTGCCACTCCCAACGTGTACACTTGCAATTCATTGAGTTTGTCTCCCAAAAGGGATTGAACGTCATTGAAGTAAGCATCAGCGCACTCTTTGAGGATGGCGGTGCTGAACGTGGGACAGGGTTTGGTGAGATCAACCAGTGCGAGATTCCAAGGTTTCCATGAGACATCTGGTTTGCCATAATCATCCTTGTAGCCGTGTTGAACGACATACTCGTTGATAGTGGTTTTGGTTACCTTGGATTTGTGATTGGGTCGGAAACCTGTGAAACTGCCAAGAATCTCTGCCGTACCATTTCCAATGAATCGGAGATTGGCTTTGTCATGGACAACGGAGAGTGTGCGTTCATATCCTGGAGCACTGACGGGAATTGTTCCTCGGGCCACTTGTGGCTCAAATTTGTTGAGGGCTTCCATCAGCATTTGTTGTGAGATGTGTTGAAACACGATTTTCTTGTTCATGTTTCCACATGTGTGTGTTCCAGCCAGAATGGCGCGACCACCTGTATTGATGATGCAGAGGGATCCACAATCACCACTGGCTGTATCCGAATTAACGGAGCCATTGTAGGCTGGTACGTTGAACACGGGACAACGCATCTTCTTGATGTTCTCAATCTTCAAGATGGAATGAATGCCTGCCTTATTTCTAAGGATGTACTCACCATCATGTTTGCTGTCGAGTTGAGATGTGGGAGGAAAGAATTTCACCAAATCACGACCTGCTGAAAGCAATCGCAATTCAATGAATGCAGTATCACTTTCGCCAGTGATGAAATCGTTCGCTATGAAGCGAAGACCATTTAGGTTACGTGAAACGTTTTGCAAGGTGTCCTCCAAAATCACATCGATGGTGCCTGCATCACCCAAAAGGGCGTGCTTGTTGATCATCCAAATATTCCCGCGAATGTTGATTGCGGTGGTGGACAGTTTCTTTCCCGTATCTGAAAATGTGATGATGAAACGAGCGGTAGCACGAATCACTTGTGTCCTCAGTGTTTCGATGGGAGTGCACATCGATGCTTGGCCAACTTCAAACTTCTTGATTTCATAGGCATCATTGTAATAGAAAGTTGGTTTCTCCTCTGCGTGGGGTGTGGGTACAAGACCTTCATTTTGTGCTTCCATGCCGGAAAGACCGGTTGATGAAAGTAACTTATACAACGCAGCTACGAACAGGGGTGCGCTAACCAGCGCAGCAAGACCTGCAAGTGCAGGGGTGGATAGTTGTTTTTGGACTCTATCACCCGCGAAGCGAAGTAGCAATTTGTATGTGGTGAGGGAATTACCACAAATCGCAAAAAGGGCATTGTATTTCCACATTTCACCTCCACACCACTGAGCTAGGTAATGCAAAATCACCCAGAAGTAGATGTAACTGTAGCGTGACAACATGGTAACTAGTGCAAAAATGCACGACAACCATGGGTACGAAAACAGTAGAACCAATCCTAGTACGTAAACGCCGTAGAAATTGGTGAGGAGAATGTGGTAGAGTTCCGAGAAGCAGACTGGAAGCTCATTTGGGGATCCTGCAATGACTTTGCTGAGGACCCAGAGGCGCAATTGATACACCTCTGTGTAGTCGGAAGGGTCGAAAAACTTTTCCGGTGCTTCCTCAGCAGCGGATTGTTCAACCCATGGGGGACAGTCACAACCTCGCATGCTCCCACATTCACGGCAAATTTTCACCGTGGTCATAGTGTTGTCAGCAGCGAGAGCTTTCTTTTGTTGGACTTCATGTTTCTTGGCAACAGAAATGTACCACATCAACAGGTCATTGATGTCGTCGAATTCGGCGATGACCTCGTATCTGGTTTGTTGGCAATCAACTTCCGCATCGAGCATGGGGACAGGCACACTCACCGTGAATGTCCAGATATTCATGTATTCTCCATTATCTGTGACTGGGATCTTGGAAGAATCAGCCATGAATGAATTTTTCACGAATTCTGGTTTGACCTTTGGCGTAATGATGTATTCCAATCTGCGCGCAATGGCGAATGGGCATGCAAAGTACGCATGTAAGTTGAGGTGCTTTGTGTTTGTGGTACCGACCAACAAATCGGCTCGGATAGGGGTTCTCCCCTTGTCCGCCAATTCTGCTTGAGGTGGTGTGTACGGAACCGAATTTTTGACTTGCAACAACTCGGTCAATGTGGGATCGACTTCTCCCGTGGGTTTGAGAAAAGCAATATCATCCATAACAATACACCACTGCGTGGAATTGTATCCCGACCAATATTCATCAGTGGGACACCGGGTGTAAATGTATTCGGCCCCTTCAGGGAGACCAAACACAACACCGTAGTGGTGAATGAGGATTTGTTTGACTTGCGACTTACAAATGCTAGATGAACCATGCACAAGAACCGCAAAAGGATCCTTGCGAGGCATCTGTGCGGACTTTTTTGTAAGTAGTTCGCTCTCCAGCATCTGGAGGTCATTGAGAACCTTTTGCACATACATTTTCTCGGTTTTACCGAGTCCATGAGTGTACTTCACGATAGAGGTGCCTTTTTCAATGAGATCTTTGAGTTCACTCAAGAATTTGAAGGTATTGATACCGTGAGGTTCCGGGTTGGACAAAAATTTGGATTGTCGGAGCAATTTGTTGGACTCTCCGACCCACTTCTCATAGGCATTGCCTGAATGAAAAATGGTTTCAATATCTCCAGTCCGGAAATATTGAGTACCGCGATCACACACGAAACAAATCGTGTCGAGAATGCAATGGACCATGTCCACTCCAGGGCGGTGTGTGCGCTTGATCGCTGCTTGCTCAAAGGCAGCGAAGTTGAGGCTATCGAACGTGATGTTGACGCCTTCAAGCATGTTGATTGTAAGAACATACAACAAGAATTTGTGGAGCTTCTTGTAAATAGTTGTCTCCTTCAGCTTTTCATACATTCCCAAATAGGAACGCAATTCAGCGAAGATGTTCTCTGGCTCTGACTGAGCTTGTGCTTCGTAAATCTCTTCACGAATTGAAGCATCAATCTTGGCGTAGCTTTTATCGAGAGCTCTACTCGTTTTGCACTCAGACACAACCACCGACCCAAATAGATCTCCAATGAGATAAATAAGGGTGGTTGTGAAACTGAAGCGCGAGCCACGCAACTTGCAAAAATTGACAATCGCCAAATAGCGGTCAGCAAGATTGCGGCTGGACACCAATTGGTGTGCCAAAAGGCACACATCCTCAAAGAGGTTGATGTGTTTCCGGTATGATACCGGGATGTGGATGTAGTGTTCCAGGAACGACTCACCAATGTGTTTACCGTCGTAAAGCCAAGAGCGAATGTTATTTGCTCGATTGGAAACGTCGGCGAAAGCAGCCTCAGATAGAAACGATTGGGCTTCATATGAGGAGCATTCTTTGCAGAGATTGCGAAACACCATAATGTGTTGAGGATGATCGCAAATCAACTCTTCAGAGTCGCAATTGCGACAATGGATGAACAGGCCACGCCCGGTGAAGACTTCTTCATTCTCAGGGATGGAAACGAGTTCAGTAGCTCGTTGGCGTTTGTGGTTTTTGGTTATTTTGAGGGTAGTCGGGGATGTGTTTGTTGTAGACATGGGTATGGAACAACCATTTACTGATCTATAAATGTGTCTCTTAATGGCGTAGGAGATAATCATAGTTATGCGGTGCATGCATAAAACTGGAGAGGCACCACATGATCTATCACAAATTTAAAAA